TACCATCTTTGTCTACGATGTTAGTTGTTGCCATTGGTTTCTCCTTTAAGCAGCTTCTTCATTATGCGTGGTTAGTTCTTCATTAATCTTCCAAGCATTTCGCCACACTCTAGTGCTTGGTAACTGTGACTTAGTACAAATGAGCATACGAGGTTTGTTGGCTTTGTCGTAGTCTTGCCATACATGTCTCGGTAAGTCTTTCATAATAAGATATTCTATTGCTCTTTCTTCTGTCATAGCTTCAATAGGTTTAGTGTTGTGTAACAAGTAACCTCTTGTATGCTTTACAAAGTCAGGCTTTTCTTCATCCTTCTTGAGTTCCCAATAGGCTTCTACAGGTGGAAGTATGCCACCCTTTAATGCACAAGCCATCCAATTAGGGTCAGGATGTGTAACTTTTGCAGGTTCATCAGGTGTCTCTGGGTCTTCCCATACAACACAGTATTCTGTTCTGTAAGGCTCTAGCTTTTCTTTTGCCCAACACAGTCTATCCCAAAGATGTGTGCCTTGAAATTCTGGTGTTTCTATTGTCATGCTAAATCTCCATGTGCCGAAAACTGGCAATTTACCTCATCATTATTTGTTATCCCACCACTTGTGTCAGAAGGAAAGCCTGTTGTTAAAGCTATACTGCCTGTTGCAAAATCACTACAACAGTTACATCTAGGTCTTTCATTAGTAGGACAAGCATTGAATGTAGCAACATAATCATCGTTTAACATGCTATTAGCAATAGAAACAGTATATGTTCCAGTGCCATTATCCGTCAGTGCTGAAGTGTTTAGGCTATCGTTTGTGGAAACTGTGCTAGTGCCATTGAAACTCATCCAACACTTCGCACTACCACTCACAACATAATCTGTATCCACAGACTTAGCTGTTCCTGTTATCTGTCCACTTGTTGATAATGTATCAAATGCTATTGTTCCGTTTGCCATTATGCGAGGTCTCCGTGTATAACAGTGCTTGAATTTTTATCATATTTATTGCCATCTATGTATGCTAGTCCTATTCTATAATTATTTGTTGCTCTAGAAATATTAAACAAAATTAAAACTATGTTTTCTGCAACATTAGATGTTACAGAAAAGTCATCATTTGACATGGCAGAAGTAATTGTAAAACTATAATCGCCAGTTCCGTGGTCTGTTAAAGCACTTGTATTAAAACTGTCAGTGACAGCATTATCAGCAGTGAATGTCCAAGCCTTCGCCAACCCCTGCTGAATACTTGTCTGTGCTGAACCCTCACCTCTAATAGTCATAGAGTTTGCACTTGCACTAACTACAGGTGTTGAGCCAATGGTTATGGTTGTTGCAGTGGACTTGCCTGTGATTGTGTCTAGTATTACTGTACTCATATTTTTATCCTACGGCTTTGGGTGTGCTGATTTAATTGCATTAATAGCATCTACCCAAGTTGTCGTGCTATTTACTGTATCGTCAAATCTCATCTCGTCTTGATTGAGTAAGTCGTACTTAGCTTTTCTACTTCTAGCATAGGCTTTTGCTTCCCACTCTGCTTTTAGAGTTTCCATATGTTTAGTTCTTTTAGCTTCATCATCATAATCTGACTGACCAAACCTAGAAACTATTTCTTTCCAGATAGAACTGTGTGAATCTTCCCATGTTTTTAATTCTAAATAATTCATAATAATCTCCTATGCCAAACGGCAACCTCCCCATTGACTGTGTCCTGAATAGTAATCTGAAGCAGTTGAACCACCAACTGCAATAGTGTCTCCACTTGATAAAGGAATTATAATTGTTCCGTTTTGAATATGGTCAGATGATGTACCAGACCAAAGAGTAAGGTGTTCGTCTGCAGCTGCTTGTGTTCTAAATTTTGAATCATTTTTAATAAAACAAAAAGCATTTAATGAGTCAGAATTAGCTGTATATACACCAAACCAAAACATATAAACACCAGTAGCAGGTGCTGTAAATTTATAAGTTGATGTGTTAAAAACACTATCATTGTTAAAAGCATCTTGAGTGCTTGCATCATCAAAAGGAATAATACCACCAGAAGCAACAGTGCCCCAAGATGCCCCAGTTGCAGGAGTAAATCTAGCTAAAAATGCATTACTTCCTGCTGCACTAGCACCTATAGGTAATGTTGTAAACGTAACTGCACCACCTGCTCTGCTTTGTAATGTATCTACCTTTATTGTACTCACGATATCACCAACCTTCCACCACTATTGACAGTCAATGTAACACCACTATCTACTGTAAACTCTCCAGTAACTTGTGCATTTTCTGTGGCTAATATAGTTGTGTCTATTGTTAAGTTCTGTGAGTTAGTTCTAAATATACCACCTGTCTTAAAGTTACCTTTGTTTTCTGCTGCAGGTGTAATTGTTCCTGCTGATAACTCAAGAAAGTATACAAAGATATTGCCTGTACCACTTGAGGGTGCAGCTGTGAATGTCAAGGTAGAACCATCAGGTACAGTGTATGCAGATGTATCTTGCACAACACCATCAACACTTACAAGTATCTCTTGTACTGAACCTATTGTTCTTCCAAGTGCAAAGGTTGTATCAGAACCATCACCATTAAATCTTACAACAGCAGGTGGTGCTTGGAAGTTAGCAGGTACAACATTTCCTAAGTATGCCATTCTATCTCCTATTCACTAATAGTATCAACTGCCGAAACAACAACATCAAGTGAGTTTGCTACACTTGACTTTGCTCTTAGTTTATCACCTGATTGTAGTATTATCTTTGAACCACCATCTATTAACTCTAATGCACCACCAACAGGTATAGGTGCAGATTTAATTAGGTAAGCTGTTACGTTATTACTATTGTCAGTAATAGCTACGTCTACAGTTATCTGTGAGGTGTGTATGTTAGCCATCCTTATACCAACTATTGCATCATCACTATTTGATGTAGCTCTTATATCTGCAAGAGCAGTGTCTATGTTAGCTGTAAGGGTTCTTTCAAAGTCTTGTGCCATTTCTTTTTCCTTTTATATAATTATACTCGGTATTGCTTCTTTTGTCAAGTAAAATCTGATTATAATGCTATTGCCATAGCTGTTGCAAAGCCTTTACTTGCCGAGCTTCCTCCTGCATATGTTTTAAGTGCAGAAGCTGTTACTTTTCTATTTGTACCACCTGCACCATTATCAACAATAAACAAGTCTGCATCGGCAACTGCTTCACCTATATCTGTACCACCATCTATGTCCAATGCAGTCAGTGATATTTTGTTGGCTGTTGATATTGTACTAAGTTTACTATCTGCAATAGAACCTGCTAAATGCTCATTGTCAACAGAGCCATCTACGTATTGGTCACTATCAACGGAGTTAGCAGCCATCTTAGCTAAAGTTATTTGTGAATCAGCTATGTGTGCAGTGTCAATAGAACCATCTGTATAGTGTTCAGAATCTATAGCATCATCTGCTATCTTCGCACCTGTTACAGCATCGGCAGCTAATTCAGCAGTTACAACACCACCATCTTTAATTGTTACTGCACCACTTGATACAGCAAAGTTATCAGAACTAAAAGAAGCGACACCCTTGTTACTTGTTGAAGCATCTTCACCTGCTATAGTGATAGCATTACCTGTAGCAGAAGTATCTATGCCTTCTCCACCTGAGACAGTTAAAGTCTCACCGTCTAAGTCAATAGCTATTGTGCCACTATCTGTTGTTATATCTAAATCTTCAGCAGTAATTTGTGTATCCACATAATCCTTAACAGCCGCTGAAGTAGGTATAGTTGTATCATTATCATTAGAGCCAATGCCTTCTGATTCAATTACGACAGCAGATGCTTTTAAGTTATCTACCTCAATGTTGGATATTGTATTATTGTCTGCATCAATAGCTTTGTTTGTAAGTGTTTGTGAACCTGCTAGTGTAGCAACTGTACTGTCAATGGCTACAGTAAGTGTATTACTTGAACCTGAAGTGTCAATACCTGTGCCACCTGCAATGTCTAAGGTTTCACTGTCTAGGTCAATGCTTAATGCTCCACCTGAATCACCCTGAAAGTCTAAATCTTGTGCAGTAACTTGTGCATCCACATAAGCCTTAATAGCTTTTGCAGAAGCAACTGTGTCATCACTACTTGATACAGAAGCTAAGTCTGTGTCTAACACCCCTGATTTAAGATTGTCAACTTCAATGTTAGATACAGTGTTGTTATCAACATCTATTGTTTTGTTGGTAA